TAACCTATAATGGCGGGGAACAAAGCCCGTCTTGGAACAGCTACAACCCGGAAACTTTGACCCTTGGCGGAACCACAACCGCCACCAATGCGGGAACTTATACCGCCACCTTCACCCCCAAAGGAAAGTATAAGTGGACAGATGGAACGCAGACCCCCAAACAGGTAACTTGGACAATCAACAGGGCCACGGTTTCTGTCCCTTCTCAAAGCGGAAGCCTTACTTATACCGGTTCCACTCAAAGCCCGACTTGGGCCGGTTATGACAGTTCTAAAATGACCATCGGCGGCACTACCAGCGGCACCAACGCTGGAAGCTATAATGCCACTTTCACCCCCGGTTCTAATTACCAATGGACGGATGGGGGAAGTGCGGAAAAAGCCGTTGCTTGGACGATTGGAAAGGCCACAGGAAGCCTTTCTTTGAACAAATCTTCCATTTCCCTGAATGTTTCTAAAATGTCTGACACAATCACCGTGACCCGCCCCGGCACCGGCGTAATCAGCGCCGTGTCCAGCGCCCCCAGCGTGGCTTCTGTGAGCGTTTCCGGGAATGTGGTAACTGTTACCGGCAAGGCAAAAGGAAACGCCACAATTACCGTCAGCGTGGCCGCAGATACCAACTATACTGCCCCGGCTGATAAAACCTGTTCCGTTAATGTCACGCTTCCCACGAATACCCTGAATGATAACGATTGGGCCACCATTAAACAAGTCAGTGATTCCGGTAAGGGTTCCAGCTATTGGGCGGTTGGTGATATGAAGTCCATTCAGATCAACGGCAAGGTTGGGAACTTCACTTTCTCCAATCTGACCATCAACACCTTCATTTTGGGCTTCAACCACAACAGCGGCAAGGAAGGGAATAACAAAATTCACTTCCAGATTGGCAAAATCGGCACCACAGCGGTTGCCCTTTGCGATAGCCAATATAACAGTAATCAAAACAACAATGGCTATTTCAATATGAATCCTAATAATAGCAATAGTGGTGGTTGGAAAGAAAGCTATATGCGGAAAACGCTGTTGGGCAACACCGGCACACCCACAAGCCCCCCTTCCAATTCGCTGTTGGCGGCTTTGCCTTCCGCCTTGCGGAATGTGATGAAGCCTGTAACCAAGTACACGGATAATGTGGGCAACAATACCGGCAATACCCAAAGCAATGTGACCAGCACCACCGATTACTTGTTTTTACTGGCTGAATATGAAGTGTTCGGTTCCAGAAGCTATGCAAATAGCTATGAACAAAATTATCAGGTGCAATATGATTATTACAAAGCTGGTAACAGCAAAGTAGCCAATAATCACACCAGCACCACCTCGGCGGTGTGGTGGTGGTTGCGTTCCCCTAATTACAACAACATTAGCTATTTCTGCATTGTCTACACCGGCGGCGGCGGCAACCTTAACAACGCTTACTACTCGGCTGGCGTGCGGCCCGGCTTTGCTGTCTAATCCCCCGCAGGATTATCCCGGCCCCATCCCGCCCCCGCAAGGGGGCGGCTTCGCCGGGTGAAAGGAAAATAAAAAAATATTCGGCGCGTAAGCGCCGACGCGATTTTTGAAAAATTGCTTTTTCCGTTCAAAGTGCTATCACTTACCTGTCTTTAGAGCGCATACACAAACCGAAAAACGCCATACAATAATCTTATGCAAAATTTTTGGAGGTTATAGGATGGCGACCAATAAGCGGGTTTTTACCTTGCGATTATCAGATGAAGTATTTGACAAAATCGGGGCGCTTGCAACCCGTGATCATCGGTCAATAACCAACTACATTGAATATGTGCTTCTAAAGCACTTGGAAGATGTAGAAAGAGAGCAAGGCCCGATTGAAATTGACAACACACCAAGAGGGGTGTAACCGTGTCCGTACTGAAGCAAAAGCGAACCACAAGTAAGGCTGAATTCATCAATACAGCTAACCAAATCTATGTTGAAACCATCAACTTTCTCACCCGCCTTTCCGCCCGGTATTCCCGGCTGATTGCGGAGCCAATCGCAAAGCTGGCCGGTGAGATCATAGACCATGCGGAAAAGGCCAACAGCATTTTTCCTTCAGACCAACAGCGGGTGAGTTTGCGGAAGGCGCATTTGCTTGAAGCAAGGGCTTCCCTGATGGCGCTTGATGTTCGCCTAACCCATGTTTATCTGATTTTGAACCAGAACCCGGAAGGGGCCTTTACTACTTCCAAGGGAAATGCAGTCAAATCACAAGACGCAATGGAAAAATTGGATAAGATGGCGCAAAATCTTGGTGAACTGATCGACAAAGAAAATGAACTTTTGAAAGGGGCCATTAAGAATGTAGGTTCAAGATTGAAAACTTAACTTCAAAAAAATTAGGTGTATCTCTGTTAATGTGACCTCGGCGGTGTGGTGGTGGTTGCGTTCCCCTAATTACAACAACAATAACAATTTCTGCAATGTCAACAACAACGGCAACAACAACAATAACAACGCTTACTACTCGGCTGGCGTGCGGCCCGGATTTTGCGATTGCGAGGTCAAATGGAGTAACAGAAACCCGGCTTTTGGATTTCAGGTGAAAGACGACCTTCGCAAAAGGAGAGATACTTCCTTGGGTAGCCAATCCCTAAAACTGCCCTTTGATGCCCTTACACGGACGCTTCTTGCATGGTGGGGGATCGTGCCATATCCCATTTCATGTGCAAGGGCAAAGCAGATTAGACGGCACCCTACAATTTATCTGTACGAAAGGCGAATACTTATTTTTATGACAAGCCAAGAACGGCATGAAGCAAGATACCAGCGCCGCAAAGCAAAGCGGCAAGCGAGAAAACAGGCCCGGTGTAATGCCCTTGGGCCTATGGAAAAGATCTTTTCCTATCGCAAAATGTTCTTCTATGGGAAGAAGTGCTGTAACGGGGTACGGTGGAAACAGAGTGTTCAGAACTTTGAAGGACACCTGTTTTCAGGAACGGCCAACAGACGGCGGAAGGTTTTGGATCAAAACTGGAAGCCTATGAAATGTACCCACTTCACCTTATGTGAGCGGGGCAAAGTACGGCCCATAGATGCACCCCATATTACAGATCGACAAATCCACAAAGCCCTTTGTAATGAAGTTCTGACCCCTTTATATGGCCCCTGTATGATTCACGACAACGGAGCAAGCCAAAAGGGGAAGGGCCTTCACTGGCACTTCCGCCGCCTGAAGGAACAGCTTCATTGGCATTACCGGAGGTATGGCCGGGAAGGTGCGGTTTTACTGTTGGATTTGAAAGGCTTTTTCCCGAATGCGCCCCATGCGCTTCTGTACCAACGGCACCAAGAACTAATTCTAAACCCCAATCTTCGGGCCTTGGCTGATACTGTAATACAGAATTCCCCATGCCCGACACCGGGCCGGGGATTGCCCTTGGGAGTGGAACCATCACAGCAAGAAATGGTTGCCTTACCCAGCGCAATAGATAATTGGATTAAATGTCAAGCCGGGGTTCACTGTTTCGGCCACTACATGGACGATTATTATTTAATCTTTCCTGATGTGGAAGCCCTGAAGAAACTTGGGCATGAGGTTGTTCGGCGGTTTGAAGCTCTCGGAATTCGAGTGAACAAACGGAAGTGTAAGATCATACCCCTGACAAAGCCCTTCCGGTTCTGTAAAGCAAGATTCACGCTGACGGAAACCGGGAAGATCAAAGTGAACGGGAACAGGGATGGTGTGAAACGGGCAAGGCGAAAGCTGAAGCTGTTCCACCGGGAATTTCTTGAAGGGAAGCGGTTATTATCAGAAGTTGAACAGTTTATGGAATGCCAAACCGCCTATTACCGGAACTTCAATGACCACGGAAGATTGTTGCGGTTAAGGCGGCTATATCATGCTATCTTTTTCGGAGGTGCAAAATGTATAGGATCATCAAAGACGGGGCCAACATTGGCTTGACCGAAAATCTGAACTACATTAAACAGGCCGAAAATGGTTGCTATGTCCTTTGCCCGGAGCATGATGCTTCGGGCATTGTTTTTGCCGGGACTGTGTACCATTTGCTTGGCCGGGATACTTTGGATGGGGCGGAAACCGTCAGTTTGGAAGAAACTGATGCGGGAACAGAAATCACCAAATCCAATGAAGCTGGCGGGATCGTGTTTGTGACAATGGCGGAAGCCGGGAGCATTGACCCGGTAACGGCGGCGGAACACGCTGATCTGTTTGCGGAATGGGCCTATCCTGTAAACTATACCTTGGGCCAAATCCGCCGCTATAAAGGCACCCTTTACAAGTGTGTTCAGGCCCATACTTCCCAAGAGGATTGGACACCGGACACGGCACACAGCCTTTGGAGCCTGACCGCCGATCCTTCGGAGGAATGGCCTGAATGGATTCAGCCTATCGGGGCGCATGATGCCTATGCTTTGGGGGCCAAGGTGAGCCACAAGGAAAAGCACTGGACTTCCACGGTTGCAAATAATGTGTGGGAGCCGGGTGTATATGGTTGGGAGGAAGCCACCGATGGAGTATAAAACCTATCTGGCCCGGAAGCGGCTGAAGAAGCTGGTGATTTGCGGCCATGTGAACATTCCCTATGGAACCGCCGTGACCAATGAAGGCGGGGTTCTGATGTGGAACGGAAAACCGGTTTGCGCCACTACCAGCCAAGATGCCTTTGATTTCTTCAGTCAGAACGATGATGGCCGGGGCCGGGAGCGTGGGGAGCTGGTTTCCGCTATCCTGATTAAGTTGGCAAAGCAGGATCAGCAGAAAGAGCGGTGGGGCCGTGTTTGGGAAGATCCCCTTTGCCGAAAGTATAAGCGCCCGGAACATGAAGATTTCTGGATTTGGAATTATGACTTCTACAATGCGCCGGTTGAGGATTTGCGCTATATCCTGAAGCTGGTGGAGGGGTGACGCAATGACGGTGTATCAGTGGCTTTGCTTGCTTGGGATTCCCGCCCTGATTGCGGGGGTGTTCAAGTACCTTCACACCCTGATCAAGCGCAATGCGGATGATAACAAGGCGCTGAAATTAGGGGTTCAGGCCCTTTTGAGAAGCCAAATGATCAGTGACTTCAACAAGTATTCGGAAAAAGGCTATGCGCCCATTTACGCAAGGGAAAGTTTTGAAAATTGTTGGAAGCAATATCATTCATTGGGGGTGAATGGGGTGATGGACGATCTTCACAAGAAATTCTTGGAGTTGCCCACGGAAGCCCCGGATGAATGAGCCGTGTAAAGAAGAAACCGAAAAAGGAATTTTCCAAAGTCCTGTTGGGATGTGTGGGGGCCGTCACGCTGGTTGTGACGGCCTTCACTCTTGCTATCGTTTGGAAAACCGGGGACACTTCGCCCCTTGCGTATCTGATCCCGGCCATATTCGCTGAACTGGCAACCGCCACAGGCTTTTACTATTCCAAGGCCAAGGCTGAAAACCGGATCAAATTGCGGAAGCAATACGGCCCGGAAATCTACAATGATACAAAGGAGATGTGAACCATGCTGGATGCAGTTCTGAAAAATCTGATTGATATTGGATGGGCCATGCTGATTTTCTTGGCGGCTTACTTGGCAAATGTGGCCTTTTCCCTGTATTACAACATTCGGATTTTGCTTCAGCCCTTTGACAAGAACAAGGCTATCAATTCCGCCTTGAAGGTTGCGGCCTTTGTGGTGGGGTTGACCTTGCTTTGTGTGAGCATTACCACATTGCCCCTGTTCGCTGAACAGCTTGGATGGGCAATCCCGGAAGAATACACGGATATTTTTGCCGATCTGGTGATTGTGGGTGCTGTACTGTTGGTTTCCTGTAAGTATATCAAGGAAGCCTTCACCAAATTTAATGCCATTCTTCAGGCGAAAGGGGAAGATGAACAATGAAACTGGTACAAAATTTTCTGACAAAAAATGATTGCTACAAAAGCGGCAGGAAGATCACGGTGAAAGGGCTGATGCTTCATTCCGTGGGATGTTCCCAACCCAATGCTTCTGTGTTCGTGAAGAACTGGAACCGTTCTGGCCTTGAAGCCTGTGTGCATGGGTTCATTGACGGAAACACCGGCACTGTATATCAGACCCTTCCTTGGAACCACCGGGGCTGGCACGCTGGCGGAGCCGCCAACAACACCCACATTGGGGTTGAAATGTGTGAACCGGCCTGTATCAAGTACACGGGTGGGGCAACCTTCACTTGTTCTGATACTGCTACCGCAAAAGCCGTGGCAAAGAGAACCTATGAAGCGGCGGTTGAACTGTTCGCTTCCCTGTGCAAGCAGTACAACCTTGACCCCATGAAGGACGGGGTGATCATTTCCCACAAGGAAGGTTGCGTCCGTGGGGTTGCTTCCAATCATGGTGATCCTGAACACCTGTGGAACCAGCTTGGAACCGGCTACACCATGAACGGCTTCAGGAAGGCCGTACAAGCCGCCATGAAGGGCGGGGGTGTAACTACTACCCCCAGCACTGGAAACGCCGCCACGGGCGGCACAGGGGCCACAGTGAAGCCCTATTTGGTGCGGGTGACGGTTTCCGATCTGTATATCAGAAAAGGCCCCGGAACCAACTACGGGAAGAATGGTTTCATTGCGCCCGGTGTTTATACCATCGTGGCAGAAAGCGCCGGGGCCGGTGCTACCAAGTGGGGCAAACTGAAAAGCGGCGCTGGCTGGATCAGTCTTGACTACGCAAAAACGGTGTGATACCGTGTTAATAGTTTGTTACTAATACCCCCGATTTGACCCACTTTCAATGGGCTGAAATGTTCAATATTTGGGCGCTTCGGAGCGTTGCAGAGCATACTAATTCATGGTATAATAATCCTGTAAACCACAAGCCCGTTCTGCCACATTGAAGGAGGTTAAAGCTATGTGGCAGTACGATACAATCAACGGTAAATTTATTCCCGGCACACTCCCCGCCGAGGGGAATATCACGGCTTGCTATGACCGTCTGAGCCAGGAGGACGAGCTGGACGGTGACAGCGGTTCGGTGGTCAATCAGCGGGATTTCCTGCGGAAATACTGCGAGGAACACCATTTCCAGAATGTGCGGCACTTCTCCGATGACGGCTACACCGGGACGAACTTTGACCGCCCCGGCTTCCGTGAAATGATGGACCTTGTGGAGCGGGGACGGGTGACGGCCATCATCGTCAAGGACCATTCCCGGCTGGGCCGCAACCGCCTTTTGGTGGGCGCTCTCATGGAGCGGTTCACAGAGGATTACGGGGTGCGGTATATCGCCGTTACGGACAACATCGACAGCGCCAAGGGTCTGGACGATATGACGGCGGTGCGGGAACTGTTCAACGAGTTCTATCCCCGTGACACCTCCAAGAAAATACGGGCGGTGTTCAACAGCAAGGGCAACAGCGGCCAGCGGCTTTGTACTCAGGTCCCCTATGGCTACAAAGGAGACAAGTACAAATGGGAAGTGGACGAGGAAGCGGCCCAGGTGGTGCGGGAGATATTCAGCCTTTGCATGGCTGGCCTGGGGCCTATGCAGATCTCCAAGCGGCTGAAAGCGGCGGGGGTGCTGACGCCCACGGCGTACAAGCTGGAAAAGGGCCTGTCCGTCACCCATAAGTCGACAGCGGACCCCTGCGGCTGGGACCACCGGGCAGTGGTAAAAATCCTGGAGCGCATGGAGTACCTGGGCTGTACGGTGAACTTCAAGACCCGCAAGAAGTCGTACAAGTCCAAAAAGATGCTGTATCTCCCCCCGGAGGAATGGAAGGTGTTTCCCGACACCCACCCGGCCATCATAGACCGTGAGACCTGGGAGCGGGTGCAAGAGCTGCGGAAGCACAAGCGCCGCCCCACCAAGGCGGGCAAGCGGGGGCTGTTCTCCGGGCTGGCCTACTGCGCCGACTGCATGAGCAAGCTGTATTTCGCCACACACAAGGGTTCCACGGAGGACCAGGACCACTATGTATGCTCCAACTACAAGAGCAACACGGGGAGCTGTACCATCCACTATATCCGGGAGAAGGTGCTGACGGCCCTGGTGCTGGCCCATCTGCAAGCCACGATAGCCTATGTCCAGGCGGACGAGGATGGATTTATCCGGCTGGTGATGGACAAGGACGCCCAGGAACAGCGGCGGGAGCTGGCCCGGAAGAAGGCGGAGCTGACCAAGGCGGAGAAGCGGGTCACGGAGCTTGACAGCCTGTTTCAACGGGTGTACGAGGACCACGTCACGGGCAAGCTGACAGAGGAGCGTTATAACCGCCTCTCCGGGTCCTACGAGGCCGAGCAAAGGGAGTTAGAGGCCAGGGTGGCGGAACTACGGCGGGAGCTGGAAAAGGGCCAGGAGGAGGCCGTAAACGTGTCCCACTTCGTGGAGCTGGTGCGGAAGTACACGGAGGTCCGGGAGCTGACGCCCACCATCGTCAACGAGTTTATCAAGATGGTGATAGTCCACGCCCCCAGCAAGGTCAACGGCAAGCGGTTTCAGCCCGTCCAGATAGTCTATAATCTGGTGGGCGAGATAACGATACCGGGCACGATGGACAGCAAAACGGCATAGCCCCGAGAGACTATGCCGTTTCACTAAGACGATATTACTTCCTTATGGGGCCTCGGCTTCGGCCGGGGGGCTTTTTGTCCGGCCGACCGGGCAGATCCCGCGGGGGCGGAGGCA